GTATAAAAATTCTTTGACACTGGTCCTAAAGTTTTTTACTTCTTGCAGATCTTTGTCAAATTGATCAAATACAAATCCAACACTTTCGAGATATCGTTCATAACTGATCAAGAAGTCACTTAATTGTTGTATGTTACTGTAGGTTGTACCATATGGCACTGATATTGTGCGATTTGTGGTGTCTTGATACAGTTTGGCGCTGACGTCGCCTACTGTGATTGTCTCTGCTTTGTTATTGGCGACACTGGGCAAAATTGTAAAGAATGGATCATTGGTGTTGTATCCGACCACGCTATATCCGACATTGGTACGTTGCACTATTACTGCACTATAGGTAACTACAGACACAGGTATTGATTTATTCAGATATACATCATAATTGCTGTCAGGTATGATAACTCCAGCACGTTTGGCACCTGGGGTAGTTTGTTCTGCTGTGACTGTTAGAATATTTTTGTCAGTGAATCCGCCAACTTTGTAATTTAGTTTAACACTTAAATTTTCTAAATAACTAGAAATTTTTTCAATTGGATCTATGCCAACGTTTTTAATGACATCAGCAATCCAGTTAATGTATCCACTGGTGCGTTGGACAGTTCCGTTGCGTGTGTCTCCGTTGATTTTTAAATCGGCAGGGTTAATTTTTTCATTGGTGGCACTACTAAATTGACCCGTGATTTCGCTGACATAGAATCTCGATGTATCATACTGTGTTCCAAAATAACTGGCAGGTTTGGCCATGGCTATGGCCATTTGTACGGCAAACGGATAGTCACTGCTGCGTATCCACGCTGTTTCTACGGGACCTTCTTGTCCAATGACATAATTGTTGCCGCCGGCAGTTAGGTTATATTGTTTGACTATGTTGATGTCAGTTGGTGGTAATAAATTTCCGGCGCTGTCTACAGGAATAAAGTCAGTCAGCCCCGGACGGGCAAAACGAGTGTCAGTGTAGGGGTCTCCGTTGTTCCAAACATAACCAGCTTCTAAATCTTCCCAAAGAGTAAAGTTACCTCGAGTATACGGTGCTGGACCATACCGAGTCTCCCACCATGCAGGTTCAAATCCAAATCCCAACATTTCCCATGGTGCTCTATTGGGTTGATCGGTATCATACCAATAGTTATAAATTGCTCTCCAACTGCCTTGCAAGGGTTTGTCATCTACTGTGTCTGTAAACTTTTCATAGTTCCAGGTCCAGGAATTGTTGGCATCATACCAACTGTTGGTGGTATAGTCCACATTGTTTGTACCGGACCATTGTAAAAAGTTGCGAGATAGAATTTGTACGAACTCATCTCGTGTGTACTCGGTTGTTCTAAAGCGTCCAGGAACAATATCATATAAATTGATAATATTTTTGGTATAGTCTGCCTTGATGTTGTTGTAGATACGCTTTTCAAGTTCCAGTATGTAGTTGTCGCGGAAGTCGCCAAATGCTGGCATTACCGATCCGTCGTGTCCTCTAATCACATTTACAGGAGTCTGATATGTTGTATCTTGATAAATCAAAGGCTCTGATTTGGGATACAGACCTAGTTTACTTGGAGTTTCGGGAACAAAACTTCCGTCTGTGTCAAAGTAATCTCTGATGACAATGGTGTCGTTGATCGCAAATGAGATTGAAAAAATTACTGCTGGTACTGTGGGACTAAATTCATAATCCTTGCCCAAGGTCAGCTGTACGCCATTGTGCCAGATTAACACAGCACGATTGCTTAATTCAACGGGATTAAAAATATTGCCAATTTCATAGTTGGTCTGACGCTCATTTAATACGGTGTAAGTTATTGTTGTGTAATTTCCGCCTTGTGGCACCATGTCTGAATAGTACCAAGGAAAGCTAGAATTTTTAACCGAGTTGATATTTTGTAGTATTGTATCTACACCTGTAACAGGGTCATTGTAGTTTAGACCAGATAGGGTTGAGCACAAACTTATAAATTTATTTTTAAATCTGCTATATTCTTTTTTGGCCAAATCAATACCATTGACAAAATTAAGCATTGGATCGTTTAAGAATGTCATTGCATAGACCAACGGCGCAGAGTGCTGATTCAGTGTTCCGTTTTGTTGTTTTAGGTATGTGTCCTGGATAGGTCTGTTGCTGACTGCTGTGTTTTCTAACAGTTTATTGTAGTGAGTTCTAATTTGTCCCAGAGCAATAGTTGAAAAATTCTCATTAAGAGGATTTTGAATTAAATTCTTTGGAACTTCGTAGTGTGCCAGTTTACTTGCTGTGTCGCTAAAAATTGCAACATCAAGTTTGTCTCCCACGGCTGGATCAGATAAAAAGATTACGATATTGTACATACCATATGTGGTTAACTCATAGTCAACTGTTGCTGTTAACAGCATATTATTTTTATAGACTTTGAGGTGCGGTATAGTATCTGTTGTTGCGGGCAAAACGTCAACTTGTACGAATGCTCTGTTGACTCCATTGATGTCAAGCACTCGCCCATCAAAGAATTTGGTAAACAACTGATATTGGCTACTGTCTTCAGCACCCGGTACCCAGGAATTTAATTTTTCTTGTGTGGTTAAATTGGTGTTTTTAATTAAATAACCTGTGCTACAAGCAATAGTTTGAGTTGCTCCGGTATTAGTATCTGAGGTGTAAGTAAACGAATCTGTGGTGTAATGATTTTTAAATACAATGTCACCGATGTTGTTGAAATTTTGATAGCTTAGAGGAAATCCTAATACTGTGTCATTGTTTCCGGTACCAACATTATAGTTAAAAATCTTATTGCCCACAAAAGTTGATCCTGGGTAAACAGTTGTGTCGCTAAAACTGTATCCGGCAGCATCTACTAGATCAAACAAAGGCATCTGATTTATGCTGGATTTAGATTGTGATACAAACCAATCTTCACCATCAAAATAATAAGTTTTTCCTGCGTTGTCGCCTTCGGTGACCAAAACATTTTCTCCAGCCAGCACTGGATTGTCATCGGTGGCGATCAAGTTGATGTAATTTTGTCCACCCAGTCCTTCAATTACAGTTACCTCCCATATTTTATTTTTAACATTGAGATCATAGTCATTGGCAAATACAACTCTGTGGCCGGGCGCCAAAGTAATACCATCCACTACAGCAGTGATTTGTCCTTCAACTCGAGTAGCCGGTATAGTTATACCAAATGCATCTGTTTCCTCAAAAGTCACTAGATCTACACTATTTTTTGCTTGACGGCCAAAATTAAAAAGTTGTAGGTCTGAGTCAAACTCAATGATAGGTCTGCGACCAGGCAAGTTGAGTCCGTAATTTTCAGTGGTGTTATTGTAGTCAGCGGTGGCGGCAATCACATCTTTGTGGAACCAACGATTGCTACGTGCCCAGGGATTTCTATCTCGGCTGCCACGATTGATTGTGATATAGTCCGGAGTAGTATCCAGTAGATATCCGTAGGCCTCAGGTACTGTTGTTTGTCCAACTGGTACCAAGTTGATTGCTGTACCTACACCTTCCACGTACCATTCTCTGATTCGGTATCCAGTGGTTCCGTTCCACTCACCAACCAATTGCTCATCTTTATACGCCACTGCACCGCCACTGGTGCCAGTTACAGTGGCATCCATGGCATTGAGTGCTGTCAGCCAAGTTGAGTAATTGACATACTCAAATTTATAGTATGACGCTGGAGTGACTAAACTGTCAAATTGAATCTTTAATCCATTGGTAAACACCACACCATTGGGACTGGTATATCCAACCCGACCAACAATTTCTGTGTCAACTTCGATTGTGTCTGACGTGTTGTTTATTATGCGTATTTCGCCAACAAACCCCGGATTGCTACTGTCTTGATAGTACAGGCGATCTGTGTTTGCGGTAATTGCTGGTTCTACATTGTATGCTAGATTATCGTTGAGCCAAAACTTTTGTGAAGCATAGGTTTTACCTGAGCTTATAAAAACTTTTTCTCTTGCTAGAATTGTGGTTTCCGGGGATAGTTGTATAATAAAATCTGTAGCAGCACTATCAACAGCAACCAAATTAATTTTCCAAGTTTTAACTCGAGTGGCATCATTGATAATGTCTCCGGGACGGATGCTGGCCACATCTAAGCTGGTGTATGCTGGGCTGACTGCAGGGGTGGTCCAATTGGTATCGTCCTCGTCGTTGCCAATGAATATTAAAGTTTTGTTTTGTAGCTGATTATTAATACCATCAATACCATCTGGGTACTGGTTTAGGAAATTACTTAATAAACGATTTTGTATGTCGATGTATTTGAGTGTGGTTGCCGCATCAACGCTGGACTTGATTGGCATCAAGATATAAAAATCTTGTGCGTTGTACAGAGGTACACGGAAAGTTACTGTGCCAGTGCTGGCGCCATTGTTGGTAACACCGTATACATCTCGGGTACTTACCGTGGGAATATTGGGATCAATGCCGTTGACACCGGGGCTACGTTGTATCCAAAAGTCATGACCGGGTTGATTGATAGTAAATGTGTAGACTCCGCCACGAACCAAAGTCAGTTGAGTATTGGGCTGATATCCCTTGCCGGTAAATGTGTATCCACCAACGGCACCGTTTCGCACCACTGTGTAATCAGCAGTATAAGGCGCTTGATTTCCATAAATTGGCACAAAGTCTGGCCCATCGGGTAACCAATAATAATTGTAATAGTTTACAAATTTATCGTAATCAAAATGTCCGTCCCAGCTGTACATTTCGCTACCAAACAAGCGTTGCTGATTGTCTGTTAGGCCGCCATAATTTTTTATGTTTTGTAATAGATCAATGTAACCAGTGTTAAATGTTATTTCACCGTTGCTGTCAGTTACTACAGCACTGGGTTCCAATTGATAGTTTTTTCGTAGATCGGTTGATTCAGGTACATAATTGTCTCCTGGTTTGTAGGTAGGAGCAAATGTTCGACCTATGTATCCGTTGACAGGTGTGTTGATTGCGTCGGACGTTAAGTGGTCCATGGTGGCACCAAGGAATCGTTGATTGGTTGGTGTACGGAATATCCTTGGTAAAAAATTAATTGTGTTGACTATGGCCATTAATATGTTCCGACTAATGTATTGCCCAAATTCAATTGAGCGGCTGTGATAGCTGAAATTATTTCAACATCATTGACTGTGGCGGCACTGGTAATAATTTCCCATGGTTCGGCGTTGATTTGGAAGTAGTTACCAAACACCAAATTATTACTTGCTGGCACAATCAACACACTTGATATGTTAGGGGTCAATGTTGAATGCAAGTATGCAGCCAATTCACTGAAATAAAATGTTTCCCCAAAATCCCAGTTGCTCACGTCAAAATATTTGTTTACCGCAGTAATAACTTGACTCTTAATTTCGTTGTCTGTCACGTTGGCCGCTGGATTTTTTACTACCTGGAATCGGGCACGTAGACTGACATCGGCCTTGGCCCCGAACAAGGGTTTAAACTTTGCTGGATTATAAATTAGCGTATCACTCACTGCTTTATAATTATCCAAATCACTATATGCTGTTTCTAAGCTGGTACTGGTTGGCAATTCTGGTTCTGCGATGGTGCCAGTGAGATCTTTGAGATAATTTGCATAATCTATAGCATAAGTTGATGTCAACACATAAACGTCAACGATGTTTACTGGGGTTGGATTGATACGGCTACGTCCAGGAACATTATGACGATATTGGAAATATAGACTATCCCTATCTGCAGAGCCGGCAGCAACTTGAAGGTACAGATCTGGATTGTCAGGAATAGCTTCAGCCTGTGTAGTCGGTACCTGTACCAACACTTTGGTTTTATCCACATATCCATCGGTGGCTGTGATAGTGTTATAAATTTGCCATACTATGTCATTGTCTAATGCTGCTGTAGCATTAGGTTTGGTATTAATTTTTAAAATTTTAATAGTGTCTTTGACGTTGGTGCCAATAACAGAGTTGTACACACGCACTGATGGATCAAAATAAAACTTGGTATTGCCCGCACTGGCAAAAGTGTATTCGAGATTTCTATAGTTAATTGTGTATAGGCCTTGATTATAGGTAAATTTCAATATCCAGTCTGTGCTTGAACCGATGTTGGCTGGTGTAATATTTTCCCATACACCATAAGGTCCGTATGAGCCATCCTCGTATTGTACTCTAACTGTTGTATTGTATTTTAAACCAAAGTTTAACAAGGCTTTGATTTGTGTGATTATGGTAGTAATTAAGCTGGTACTCAAATCGTTTTTGTAAGCTGGCACTATAGCTTCGGCACCAGCCAAGCTCACATTACTTAAAATTGCACCTGACGGCACCACTGTGCCAAGTGTAATTCTGTTTGGCACAGTTGGGTCCGAATCGGCCACAATGTCTGTGACCACAGCATAAAAATTCAATGTGTCGCCGGCGTTGGTCAAGGTATTACCTAACTGTAGCTGATGTTCGCTGTTGAATCTATATCCGGTTGGTGCACTGAATTGCAACACAGCACCTGTATCAACATAACGTAGATAATGACTAACATTGGCGCCTACCTGTAGAGTTACGTTACTGACCAAATTGGCCAAGAACCCTGTACTGGTTCCTGTGCTTACTGTGTTTTGATTAAACTTGATATTGCCGCCCGAGACTGTGTTGGTGTTGCCACTGAATCTTGGAAATACACTAGTATTACCATAGTAGTAGTTTCTAACTTCTGTGCTGTTGATTGTTGGTATGATCACATTGTACACAGCCGAATAAATGTCGTTATCGGTTAAGAAATCAAACTGACTTGATCCAATTTTGTTGTTGGCTGATATTGTGCCATCGTCGCCAAAGATATTTGTGCTGGAGAAACTGCCAGTTGGGTCCAGTGCGTCAAGGTATAAACTCACACCTGAGCTGGTACGATTAACTGCTTTGATCTTTTGAATACTACCGTAGTTGGTCTGTGGGAAGATGTTGTAGTCTTCTGCTGTGATCATACGATTTTGTGTGTAGTACTGTTGCGGAGCACTGGCCTTGATGCTGCTCAGGCTTGGTGCTGCATTGGCATTGGTCACAGTATAATTCAAGCTGGCTGTGATAGTCAGCGTTTCAACTCTGTTTTGTTTGCTGATATAGCTAAAGGCCACACTGACACTGGCCATGTCGTCAGGAGTAATGCTGTAGGTGATACCATTACCGGTGCGATAATAAAAACGGAAACTGCCTTGTGGTATGTTACTGAAACTGCCATCACCAAACACCACATCCACTTGGTCATTGGTGCGAGTGTTGATTTGGTAAAGATTTTTTTCTGTTAATTGATTGTAGATAACATTGATGCCGTTCAAGGCTGGAACTTTGGTCCATTTTTCGCTGACATTTCTGTTGACATCCAAACTGTATAACCAAGCATCTGTGTTGTTGATGTTGTTGGTGGCCACCGTGACAAAGTTATTGGGAATGGCATTGGTGATGTTAAATTCTGTAGAATTTAATTTGCCCTGTTTGAAATACAAAAAGAAACCGGTGTTGTTGCTACCGTTACCATTGTTGTCGTTACGATACAAAACGTTAAACGCACCACTACTGGTTGGGTCACGTTCGTATAGATAACTCTGTCCCAGACTGGTGGCACTTACTGCTTCAAATGCCACACTACTGCCTTGTATGGTTGTGGTAAATGGAGCAACAGGCAAGGTGTTGGTGTTTAGGTTAATTGTATATTCGTCTGTTTTGATATTATTAAGGTTCTGACTATTACCAGGCTTGCCCACTGCTTGGCTACTGACCAGGGCCGCGTTGAGAATAGTAGTAAACTGTTCCAGCCAGTTTTCGTTGGTAAGATCATTCCAGTGTATGGTGGCGTTGCTTAGATTAATGCCCGAACTGTCTGTGAGAAATTCTGTGGTACGCACACTTTCAAACTTGAGCAGGCCACTGGCACCGGTGTTGCGTTGCGGATTGTAACTGAGCATACGAGCCAGTTTTAAAATGCTGTCACGGCGCTGTGCTGTGTCAATAAAGTTTTCTCTAGCATTCAAATCTGCACGGAACGCCAGACTCTGCCCCAGGAACGCAATCATGTCAATCAAGGCCAGGTATTCTGAACTTTCTAAAAAGTCATTGAATGTTTCGGGGTAGTAGGTTTTGAGATAGGTAATCATGCTGTTACGCAGGGTCTCAAAATCGTAGCTGGTGAAGTCAGCGTTGGTAAACGTTTGATAGATCTTGGTCCAGTCTTGCTGTACTAAGAGGTTGGTTTGACGTGTGGTTTGT